AGGGTATCCACTCTGTAGATGTAAGCTTAATCATTGGTGATGTAGTGTTTGAGGAGTTAGTCTCTATCGCTGAAGAAGCTGGGCTAGACTACAAGACAGGTGATGAGCCTTCTGAGTTTGAAGCTAAAGAGAAAGAAGACAAGCTAGTTCTTGCAATGCTACGTAAGAAGCTAGACGCTCTGGACCCGGAGTCAGAAGATACTGGTGAAGAGTTTATGCGCCAAGTAGAGACTATGATGGCTGAGCCTCAAGAAGAAGAAGAACAAGACACAGAAGAAATGCCTATGATGGAAGCTCCCGTTGAGGAAGCACCACGTGGCTTGATGGCAAGGGGTTAATACTATGGCAGCAGGATTTATGGCAGGCTTCGGCAATACAATGTCTAAGCTAATTGAAGATGACCGTGAGTATTACAGAGAGCTTGCAACTAAGAAGCGTGACTATCTACAGACCTACGGTACAAAAGCTATACTTGATCGTGATGAGAAAGCTAATGGTGCTGTTAGTTTATTTAATACCCTCGTTACTGCAGGTATACCTCAAGACGATCTGCGCTACGTCCTAGACACAACAGGCGTTTCTGGTCTCGCTGAACTTAAATCTACTTTAAGTACTCGTGATGACTTAACTCCTGCTCAGATAAAAGGACTGGTTGAGAAGTCTAAAGACTACGTAGCAAAGAACCCTAATGAAGACATTACTGAAGTTATGCGCAGGGCATACGGACTCTACAAGTCTTCCGACAATCCAGTAGAGCAAGAAACAAATATGTTTGCAGCTGTACTAGGCTTGGACTCCCGTATGATGGAACGAGATGTACTCAATGATGTATACATTGATGGGTTTAAGGGTTATGAACTTGAAACTATTATGGCTAGGGGTGGTCCTAAGCCTGGTGAAGCTCTTAGCTTGAACCTGCCAACTAAACCAGCCTCTGAACGTAGTAGATCCCAAGCAGGTCAAACTATGCTTGACCTATTTGACCGCTCCATTGATGGTAAGATTGAAGCACAGAGACGTTTATTAACCGATCCTGCTAAAGCTACCGCCGCACGGAAAGAAATGGATAGGCTCGAAAAGATTAAGGCACAGGGATCAGCTGGACTATATGACTACGCTATCAAGGATGATCCAGCGCTATTAAACGCTGCTAAGATACTAGAGACAGATAGCCCTGGTATAATTACACGTAATAGTCTTGCCTTACCGGGTTTCTCTACTCAGTTCGCATCTTGGTACGGAGACCAGCAGGACGATGCTACGTTAAATTCTAAGAGCAGTGGAGGTCAAGAACCAGGAGGCCCTATAGATACCCCCAAGGCCTATTCGCAGGACTCTATAAAAGCAGCTATAGATAAGGGTGATATAAACGTAGGTGATACCATTATAGTTGACGGTCAACAAATAGTAGTTCGTCAAGGCTTTATTGATACCTATACTAAGGTTGCTGGACTTGGCATGGATACAGGAGAAGGTCTTAGCCTAGAAAAAGATGGTGGTTCTTTGCTACCTCCCGTAGAAGAAGAGGCCTCATCTACGTCACTACCTGATCGCAGTGCTATGGAAGCTAAGTTGCAACAATGGATGTCCTACCTAACTACACCATCAGCTGAAGCTCCTGTAACTACACCATCAGCTGAAGCTCCTGTAACTACACCGTCTGATGGTGATGCTGTACCTGAGACTTCAAGTACAGATAATGAGCTAGACCTGACAGATGGCGGTACTCAAATAAAATCATTTGTACCTTTTGCTATTGGCATGATTCCCACAGATAGTTATACTGAGGGTGAAGATGCTTATGATTTGAGCAGCGGTCTTAGAAGCTTAGCAATGAAGTATTATGATTTTAACCGAGAAGAAATTGAAGAGTGGTTTAAAATTTATACAGAAGGAGGTGATTTAAAGCTAAATCAGGGGAAAGAAAAAAGCTTTTATGATGGAATATATAAAGCCTATAGCGAGTTACAAGAAGCACGAACAATAAAAAAAGCTCTAGCTCGTTCTGACGCTACAGACGATAGGCTTGCCATGCAGAGGCGTGAGACTGCATTGAATGACTTTGATTTGCCTGTACCTCCTGAAGACTTGAGCCTAATTGATACCCTATCAGTAAACACAGAGGAAGATCTTAAAGCCGCTATTACTAAGCGTATAGGTGAGATGCCACCCGACTATAAGGTACAGGTAGCTGATACATTAGCGTCACTTAATGAAGTGCTAAAAGCGTTTGAAACTAGTGCTAACATAAGTATAGAAAACGCTATTGATGCTGTGACTGTAGATAACATTGATGAGGCTGTCAATAACATGGCAGTAAGAATGTTTGATACTATTGCAGACTATGACTATGAAACATTAGAAGAGCGTATCATTAACCAGAACGAAGTTCCATCCGCAAGCGCCAATCGTGCAGCAGCCTTAAGCGGCAATCGTGCAGCGGCCTTTGCAAAGCTACAACAGCAATTCAGTGAGTTAGCTTTCTTCCCTAAGGGTGTCCCAGGAAAGATAGACCTTGGACCTACTATGGGTGAGGTCTGGAGTGATTGGCTGCATAGCAAACAGGATAATATAAACTCAGCCATTGCATCTGCAGCTAAGTCTTTCCTAGCCAAGATAGGTATTGGTAAGCCAAGCGCAGATAGTGAGTTTAATGATGCTGTTAAAGCCGAGGCACAGCCAGAACCTTTAGTCACTAGACCTAAGAGAACTAAGAAGCCTAAACAGATGACAGCAAGCGATAAAGCTAGACTTAAGAGAGCACAGAAAGCTAATGAGCTAAGTGGTGACTCAAGTCTGTTGAAAATGCTAGTTGAGAAATATGGCAGCGCTATAGTACAAAAAGAAATGGGTCTGTAAATGGATAGTTCCGCTCTGTTCAATGAGGCTTTAGCTAATAACGTAGAGGTTAAGCCTGAAGAAGAAGAAGATGACGCTCAAAGTCTTTTCAGTAAGGCTATGGCTGCTAATGTAAACGGTAGCGTAGACACCCAGACTGACACTATGTTAGAGCCGGGTACGGACCCTAAAGGTGTGCGTGATCTAACTAGGGATGATGTGTTCGATAAGATCCGTCCTTACATGGATCAGCGCTTTGGTATGAATGAGGATAAGTTTGAACGCCAAGAGATTGTCGATGCCTACGTTAACAACATGCGTAAGTTTGAGGCGGGGCAGTCTGTAGTTACTCTTGGCGAGTTGGCCTACTTGTACAATGCAGATGATGTAGAGCGTATGTCAGCAGCCTCAGCCTACAGTACGTTTCAGTCTATGGAGGGTGCATTTGCTGAGGGTACTTCTAGTGAGGAGAAACTTGACGCTGTGTATGACTATGGTAGGGCTGTTATTGTTGACCCTATTAACCTTGTGACGTTAGGCATAGGTAAGTTGATTACAATGGGGGCCAGTAGAGTAGCTCTGAATGTAGCTAAAAAAGCCATACAGATAGAGTCTCTCAAGATACTTAAACAGCAAGGCGCTACAAAGGCTTCTAAAGAAGCTGTCAAGCAGGTAGAGCGTAAGCTTATGGGCGACATAATTAAGAACAAAGCCGTTAAGGGTGAGGGCTACGACATTGCAGAGGGGGCTTTCTCTAAGTCTATGAAGGGCGCAGCTACTAAAGAGGCAGTGGTTGTTGGCTTGGCTGACACTGTTGCAGGTGTGTCTATTGATGCAGTATACCAACAAGCCATGCAAGAGGTGGGACTACAGACAGATTACAACAAGGTACAAGGTAGCCTTGCAGCTGCTGGCGGTATGTTTGGTGTTGGTTTATCTGCTACTCTTAGTAAGCTTACAAAAGCAGGTGACCCTGACACAGACATGCTTTCTGCTATGCTGTTTGATAGAGCTAACACACAGCTAGCTGAAGCCCGTAAGATTGCTGGCAACGTAGGACAGACCGTCAAAGACTTAGACTTGACAGGATTCCAAGATAGCCTGAAGGGTTTTAAGGATGGTATTGAAGCCTTCTCAGAGAAGGTACAACGTGGTGGCTTAAATCGTTTGCTAGGTATGGGACAGAGCATACCTAAAGAGACACAGATACGTAAGGCTTTCTACTTAGGCGACAAAGAGACAGGCGTTAAAGGCTTAGTAGACATCCTAGCTGAGAACGGTGTACGTAACTGGACTAAGCGTTCTGACGATGATAACTTCTCTAACTGGATGATGGATCTAGTTAATGCTATGCCCGAGAATATACGAGACGAAATAAATGACACCTTCCGTAATACCTTAGGTAAAGCTGTTCCTGACTATAATGGAAAAACCCTGTCTCAAGCGCTAGACATGGATGCAAAGGCGTTCAGTTTAGCAGGGCAAGAGCTTAACATTATGGCTCAAGCCTCTAAGACACTCTCGTATATACCTCCAGGTGAGGCAGATGAGATGCTGGCTAAACTTATAGATGCAGAGCTTCCCGGTATGCCAGATCGTATGCGTAAAGCTTTTAGTGAGAAGACGGGATACCTTCAACGTAACTTCATTCGTATGCTCGTTACACACCCTGGTACTACAGCACTAAACTTGATTGGCTGGCAGAATGCTAGTGTACTACAGAGTGCTAGTGATATACTTCGTGGTACTTTGTATGGGGGTAACGCTATAGTTAATACACTTATGTTCAACGCACCTAAGGCATCAGAGTACGCACGTAAAGCTGGGTTGATGTTCTCACTACAAAAGCAGAAGATGTCTAACTTGCTTGACCCTTCTATGACGTATGAATCTTTCTTAGACTTCGCAGCTTACAACCCCGAGGCTGGGAATAAAATGTTTAAGTACCTTTCAGGTGGTATTGAGCTAGAGGAAGCGGCACAGGCTGCAGGGTTTAATGACTTTGGTAAGCTGGCTAAAGAAGCTGGTGTTGAGGGTGCAGATAGATTAACCTCTAAGCCGGGTATGTTTGAAAAGGCTATGGATGGTCTTCAAACTATCTATGGTGTTAAAGCACAAGACATGCTTACCAAGTCTCAGGAATTTATGTACGCTATTGATAAGCGTATGCGTGTAGAATACAATGTGTCTTACGCTGAGTTCATCAGTGACCCTAACTTATGGAGTAAGATGAATGGAGAAAAGTATGCTGAGGTAGTAGCTACAGCTACAGACGATGCCCTGCGTAACGTGTTCTCTAAGTCTTATGGGACTACAGATGGTAAAATCCTGGGATACGTAGCTAAACTTATTGAAGATGCACGTAAGGTTCCTGTCATAGGTGCTATGGTTCCCTTTGGACAGTTCTTTAATAATACTATAGCTCACATGTTCGATCACACGGGTATTAGCTACTTCCATAGTAAGCTTGCGGGTAGTACACGTGACCCTATGGACCTATTAACTAAGTCTGCAATAGGGCTTTCCTTTATGGGAGTATTGTATACACAAGAGAAAGAGTACCTAGACGAAGGACTACCCTTGTTCACTGAGCGTACTTCTGATGGGATGTTGCGTAACCGTACATATGACTTCCCATACAGCTACTACAAAGCGATGGGGCGTGTTCTTGCTCATATTGCACGTGACGGTGAAGTACCCATGCCTGTCTATCAGCAGTTCAAAGATACGTTTGGCTTAGGTCAGTTGACACGTCAGCTTGGAGACTCTGCTAAGCTGGCTGAGGGTTTGATCTTAGATGCCGTAACTTCAGATGACCCAGACATAAAGGGTGCAGCTATAAAGCTAATCCAAAGCTCTGCATCAATGTATGCGTCAGGCTACTCACGCCCACTTGATCCTGTCAACACGATTGCATCAATGGTTAAGGGAGGGCCATATGTAACTCCTGACCGTAAGCAAGGACAAGAGTGGGTCAATAAATCTGTACGTTACGTGGATGAACTTCTTGATGCTATGGATGTGTATGAGAAACCTGAGCAGAAACAAAATGCACTCACTACCTCAGAGGGACGTGTTCCTATCTTGCGTCTCCTAGGTATAAGGGAAGAGCTTGCACAGTCTCCTATTCAAGAGATGTATAACCAAGTTGGTATGCCTCAATGGAGCACAAACATTCGCTCTAACATTAAGGAACCACTCAATGACATCAACCGTATCATCACTCCTATTCTAAACTATGAAGCCTCTGCTATAATGGAGCAGAACAGATGGAAGTTTGGTAGCCCAGAGGAAAGAAAGAAACTCATTAGTAAAGTTATTAGTGATGCTAAGAAGGAAGTACTGGAAGTACTTAAGGTATCGTATGACCCTGATGATAATAAGGCTGCGCTCTTGTATAAGCTAGGTCAGAGTTCATTCATTAAGAAGAATGATCTTAGAGTTCTAATGAAACAGATGGAGCTAGATGATGACCCGTCTAAGCTAACTGATAGGCAGCTACAGTTGTTAATAGCTATTATCGAAAGTGATAAAGAGGAAAAGAAGGCCTTAGATAAAGCCTACGAATAAAAAGAGGGGAGCTGTTAGGCTCCCCTTTCTAGTTTTACTGTATGCCGTGTTTATCTAAACAACTCTTAGACCAGAGCACTGCTTCTTGTAGAGCCTTTATAGCGTACTCTCTTTCATCAGAAGGGTGTAAGTGATACACTAGGTAGTCAGATGTGGTAGTGTACATCTTATCTAACTCAGTGACAAACTCTCTCTTCTTCAGTGCAATGAAACGCTTAGCTTCTTCTTCTATATTAAGTACCATAACACTCCCAAACAATGTTAACTAGGAGAGTTTAACATATAGGTGTATAGCTGTCAAGCACTAACTACAGGCCTTCCTTCATAAACACCTTGACCCACTCAGCACAGATACCACTACGCACAATGTCATCAACGCCAAACTCTACTACTGGTGCATCAAGCATGTACTTCTTAGATAGATGAATGATCTTAGCTAGACCAGACGTACCCTTCAAGTCAGACTGTTGGATGTCGCCGTTGAGTACAATAGTACTACCCTCACCTACACGTGTGAGTAGCATCTTGATCTCTGGTATCTCAATGTTCTGTGCTTCATCAACGATAATGAACGCATTGTCAAAGCTACGCCCACGCATCAACGCCAGAGTAGCTACTTCAATGTTACCGTTCTTTATACCTGTATCAACAGCGCCACGCCCTAAGTGTTTCACTAGTACGTCTAGCACAGGCAATGCCCACGGTTGTGCCTTCTCTTCTAGTGTACCTGGCAGGAACCCAATGTCTTTACCTACAGCTACGTGAGGGCGTGTGATAACAATCTTATCAATCTCTTTTAGTGTGTACAAGTCTGCTGCACATGTAGCTGTAACATAGGTCTTACCAGTACCAGCTGGGCCAAGGATAAGCACCTGCTTGCTAGAGGCAATGGCATTGATTAGCTTAGCTTGGTTGGAAGTCTTTGGCAAGATCCCAGAAGTCGGCTTGCTTTGGGCGTTCTTGTAGCTTGTCTTCCTGCGGGTTCTTGTTGGCTTTTCTAGGGGTTCGATGTTGTTCATCCAGACTTTCCAGTATTGTTATTGATTGCTCTACCGATATTTTAAACCACTCTCCTCTGGAATCATTAGAAAGTTTTAAGGCTTTAGTATGTGCTTCTTGTTCCGATTTACGCCTGTCGTTAGATACTACGCTATGTTCTAGTACATAGTCACGGTATGGACTACTTGTTTGATACCCATTTAGTCTATCTCTTGCTTCAAGAGCCATACCTATCTTCACCCACCCAGGCCAGGAAGGGTTCGTTATAGCGTATACATAACCTTCTTTAATGTGATCTATTTTATAGGCCGTCTCGAAAGCTGCGTCACTAAATGTTTTGTACTTTCCTGGCTTAAATAAAGGGTGAGACTTAGGTATGTAAACACCGTTCACATACATATCACGTGAGTGCCAACACTTTTTACATAAATATTTACCTTGTTTTGCTCTAGCTTTTGTCCAGTTTTCGTTTAAGACAAGAGTAGTACTGCATTCTATGCAAGTCTTTGTAGCTTCTATTGTACTCATTACCTATCATCCTCCTCCAGTAGTTTCTTCATTTCAGTATACCCACCAATCAAGTTACCTTTAGTGTCAAACACCTGAGGTAGTGTAGTAATACTAGACCTCTTAAGTAAAGTCAATACCCACTTAGAGCTAGCCGATTGTACGTTGTACTCCGTGTAAGGAAAGCCTCGCCCTCGTAAGAGCGCCTTTACGTCATCACAGAAGTTACACTGGTCACGAGTTATTATTGTATACATAAAGCCTCCTAGGTAAGCAGTTTATACACATGCTTAGGTGCTGGGTTTACACTAAGTCTACGATCTCACAGCTGTCACCAGAGCAAGCCATAGTCTGCATTGACACTGTGTTGTCCTCATTCTCGTACTCATTGAGAAGCTCCCAGTCAATCTTAGCTGGCATCTTAGAGAGCATCTCTTCATACTGCTCCTTAGTGCAATCCTGATAAGGTGCTTGTTGGTAAGTATGATCTGAGTGTGGCAAGAATGACACACCTGACATCTCATCGAAGTACTTGTATACGAATGCACCCACATCCATCCACTCACCGTCACGAACTGAGATAGTTACACTTGGCTTATGCTCACACCAGTGTCGCTGATAGGTGAGCCACAACTCAAGCTGCTCTACTGCTGTCATATCATTACGTGTTACTGCCTGCTCAGGAGACTTGACAGGGAAGCTAAACACTACAGTAGAGTCAGGCTTCATAACGCAAGGCTCGTTAGGGATACCTTGGTCAATCATAAACTGTGTCAGTGGGTCTTTGTTATCACCACGCACAGTACGAATATAATAGGGGCTGTGACGAGCATGAATTCCACTAGCAGAATCAACCAGTTGTGATACTGTACCCGAAGGTTTAACGCAGCTGATACTAGCACTAGCAGGGATGCCAAGAAGTTCAGCCCACTCAGCGTTAGTAGCCACAGCAATGGATCGTAGATGCTCAAGGGTATTATCCAATCCTTTGTTAGATGATGTCATTAGTGGGTTATCCATAATGCCTGTCATAGACACACCAAGCAACCGTTCTTCTGCAGTGTTCTTCTGCCAGACCTTACGTAGGTAGGGGAACTTAATCATAGTAGACTGGATAGTACCCAGGATAGTAGCCAGCTTAACCTTACGCTCAAGATCCTTTAGTGTATCTGTAGCACGTACTACACACTCCGTTAGGTTGCAGAACTGATATGGACGTAAAATGATTTCCGAACAAGGGTTAGTCCCGAACTCATAGTTAGGATCACGCCGCCCAAACTTAGCTGCTTGCTTCTTGGATGCTTCACGATTGAAGATACCACGCTCACCTGACTTAGACTCAACCAGTGCAAGCCACTCACGCATGAATGTTTCCATGTCTGGCTTCTCAGTGTAAGATACAGAGTTGTTAGCCAAGGCACGATGCCCAGCTGTTTCCCACCACTGTCCTGACTTAGCGTGACGCATACGGTCATCACTCAGGTTGCTCAATGAGATCATAGCTGAACGTCTCACACCACCTACGACAACGATCTGACCAATGAAGCACATCAAGTCGTGACACTCCATAGAGCTAAGCTTACGCCCCTGTGCAGCCTTGAAGGTAGACACAGCAAAGTTAAACAACTCTACAAGAGGCGCTGGGCCTGACGCCCTGCCACCAAACGTCTTAAGCCTTGCACCTGCAGGGCGTACCTGTGATACGTCCCACTTAGGGATCTCACCAGCCCAGAGGAGAGCCAGAACTTGACGGAACCCCTTAGCCCATCCTTCCTTACTGTCCTTAACGACAACGATAGACTCACTCTCGAACAACTCAGGTACTTCTGGGAGCTTGCTGATGAACTGGCGCTCAACGGAGAAGCCAACCCCCGTCCCGCAGAGGAGAATGTACATAGCCTCATCGAAGGACTTAGGGTCATCTACGGGTAGGTAGCTACAGTTGTACCCTGCTGTGTTGTCACGATCAAGCGCTGGGCCAGCTGTCATCATAGCTCTCATTGATGGCATGATGTCTTGGTTAAGGATAGCCTGCTCAATGTCTTTAATGTAGGAATTATCCAGCTTAACGGCAGGGCGTACTACATTGTCAATGTAACGTGCCACTGTTTCACCATAGGACTCACGGCCTTTACCGTCAAAGTACTTGGCATAGCGAGACTTGTGGATGAATGATTGATAGTCTGTTGGTAGGTAGTTAGTACTCATTATCGTTTATCTCCTGACCCTTTAAGGGTTCCTCTAGCTTTACGGTCTTGTAGTTTCTCTAGGTTAGCCTTAGCAATCTCACCTAGATCCAAGTTAAGGTCTCGACAAAGCGCTGCAATATACCACAAGCAGTCCCCTATCTCTGCGCCTAGTGCAGACTTATCTAGTTTACCATCACGTATAATCTTCTTAACCTTGTTGGCTACCTCTCCGGCCTCACCAGCTAAGCCCAGCGCAGGGTAAGTGATGGCGTGTTGTGTAGGATATATAGCTGTACTAGCAGCTACCTTCTGGTATGAGGATAGCGTCATGTCCTTATATAGAGCGGTGTCCTTGTAATAACCCCATGCCTCTAAGTCTGTCTCATTAATCATAACCTCTCCTTCACTACTAAGTTTTCTACTTTGACATCATCAACGTCATAGAACATATCTTTAATTAAGTCATACACATCTTCTGGGTGTGCATCTTGTACTGACGATAGGAAGTTAGCATCCCTATCCACATTTAATACAAGTGTTACACTGAACTTCTCATCCATTAAGAACCTACCTTAAGTTTGATACGCTTGGTCTTGACTGCCTTACCTTTCTCTTCAAGCCAGTCAGGGGGTATTACCCTATGTGAATACAGAAAGTTATTCTTTTCACACCACATTGCATATGTTGTTTTAGAACCCTTGTATAACTTAGCCTTGGCATTACTGAACACTAGCCTGATGTCTAACTCAGGGTGTTGTTCCCTTACTGCTAGGTGCTTACGCCTGTCTTCATTATCAAAGATACCCTTTGTCTCAACTATGATACCGTTGTCTAGTATAAAGTCTGGAGTATAAGTCCTGTACCTGAGATCCTTCCACTCAATCTTAAGATCTTCATACCTAAAGTTCTTCTTGTTTTGTTTCAGGTACTCAGCTACAACTTTCTCTAAGCCACTACGGTATCTGTTAGCGTTATGCTTCCGTACTACCAAGCTCATCTCCTATAAACACATAGTCTACCATAGGTTTCTCTTTAGCAGTAGAGACACGAGACGGTAAGGTCTGCAAGTCAGGCCAGCACTTATGCTTGTAAGCACAGAAGCCACACGATACGCCAAGCTTTAGATTACCTGACGGTTTCTTGCGGTACGTCTCAGGGATAGCCTCAAAGCAACGCTCAAAAGGTTTGTCCTCCTTGATGTAAGCTACCGTGTCTTCGATCTTGTTTAACTCTTGATCGACATCTACGGATGATGCATCAACATACTTGAAGTGACCATTAGCTTTGTTGATTACCCACCAGCCACCTACTCCTTTGTTAGCTGCAGTAGCGTAGCCTACAAGCTGGCTCACATAACCAAAGGCATCACCCTTAGCTAAGGTCTCGAAGTCTGAGAACTTATGCATGTAAGACCAGGGTGAGGCAGACTTAACGTCATCAACCTTATCATCTAAGATCATGTCGAACTCACCGTTGATCTCTGTACCGTCAGACAGGGTGAGTACAACCTTTTCATTGTCAGTAAACTCAACAGCAGCAGCCCGAAGTAACCCTTTGAATACCGCCTCCACAATGTCTCCTAAGATCATGTTCATCAGGAAGTGTGGAGGGAAAGGTATCTTATCTTCTGGGTCATTCTTTTCGTACCAGAGTTGGCACTTAGGACGCCCGAGGTTGGACATCCTAAGCTTGAACTCATCACGAGGGCCGCTGCTGAACTGCTTACGCATAGCATCCGCTACGTCTTCACCTACCTTAGAGATTACAGATTCATCTACTGTAGACTCGCCAGCCAGTGCCTTCTGTAGGAATGTATGTAGTGCCAGTTCAGCAACGTGGTTCATTATTCAGCTACCTCTACGTCAATGATGTCGTTGATGATGGACTCCTCAGTAGCAGACAGGCCAGAGCTACCGCTCTTCTCGTTATGCGTGTCGTTAATGTAGTTGTTCATGCCGCTAATCCACTCCATAAACCCGTCAAGGATGTCCTTGTCTGCCTCAACTAAGTCTACCTTGTCACCCAGGGTGATGTCAAACGTGGCGTACTCACTACCGTTAGGCATACTGTGCATCTCTGCACCCATGTTAAGGAAGTACTGCAGAGGTAGAGAGTTCTTACGATCAATAGACTTCATAATGTCATCTACTGCCGTGATACTACCCCGGCTCTTTACATCCAACACAAAGGGTATCTCTTGCTCTGTGATGGATGCATCCTCAATAGCATTACCGTGCTCATCAGTAGCGCCCTGCATTACTACAGTACCGAACACAACCTTAGTACGCTTAGTATTGCGCATCAACTCTTGTGTTGCCTTAGGTAAAGACTTGAAGTCTTCAACGTAACCAGACGGACGCCCAGCATTGAAGCCTCCTGTGTTATCCTTGAGGTCACCCGTCAAGTTGTTAACGAGTACCGTCTTAACCATAGTGTTTTCATCAGAGTCCCAACGTGTCCACTGCATACGCTGTGCGTAGATGCGGATCTTAGGTGAGACTGCATAGGCTACCTTATCATCCGACTGTAAGAGTTTGTATGCACCAGCTGGTACAACGTCTACTCGAACAGCCTTGCCGTTGATCTCCATGTCACCCTTGAGTGGGCTATGGATCTGACTGAACCGTGCAAGCATTGAGCGCTTACCACTGCTACCTTTCGAGAGACCCATCATCTCTGCAATAGAACGTCCGTCAGTTGTTAGTGTTACTTCTGTGCTAGTCATTGTACAAGAACCTTTCTGTGTACGGGTTAAAGAGGTCTAGTTATAGCACTATACATCCACTGTGTCAAGCCAATTCGGCCCGATCTTAGCTTCTAATAATAGTGGTACATTCATCTCAACATCATAGGCCTCAGCTATGATACGAGTTAGGTCTTCGTTCATACTGTGTATGATAGCAATCACATAGTCCTTCTCCTTTGGGTGTATATCTATAACAGCGGAGTCATGTACAGTATTAACCAAGCACGACTGCAAAGGCTTGAGCCTCTCCTCCAACTCCATCAGTACCACGGGTACTACATCACCTGTAGCGAAGCCCTGCACTGGGTAGTTCTTGATGCTAGTCATGTGGCTTATGCTGCCATTCTCTCTGCGGTGTACGTCAGGGAATGCATACTGCCTACCACTTACGTTAGTAATCTTTAGTAGGGTAATTGCTTCCTTCCCTAGTTTCTTATGCCACTTAGCTACTCCCTTATACTTCTCAGTGAAGTGCTCGTAGTAAGCCTTGACAGCTGTACTTCTACCATAACCTGTAGCCCCAAAGAGGGGTGCAAACGTGTGTTCCTTTGCTTCCTGCCTGGTAGTAGGCTCACCCGCATCAGTGATAACCTGAGCAGTGTAAGCGTGTACGTCTACGCCATCGTCAATCTCCTGCATAGCTACCTCATCCTGTGCTAGGAACGCAGCCGTTCTAAACTCAAGCTGGGCAAAGTCAGCCTCCATAACGTAGCCACCCTCCCAACGAGACACAAACACTTTCTTAACTGGGAAGGTGTTACCTCGTGGCATGTTCTGCATGTTAGGGTTACGCCCAGAGAAGCGGCCTGTTGATGTAGTAGTCTGGGATAGATCAACGTGTAGCATACCGTCAGGCTTAGTGAACAAGTCAATACCCTCTACGAAGTTAGACAGATAACTACCCACAGCATTGTGCCTACGATAGTCAGTAAGAAACTCTATCGCATCATACATACCCTTACTCTTAGCAGTAGCAATCAGTATCTCCAGGTTACCCTTTGATGTAGAGAACCCACTAGAACTGACCCAATCCTTGTTGGGCGCAGAGAAGTTAAGCCCTGCCACTTGGTTCAGCTGCTTCAAGCGATACCCTCTAGCTTCACAGTCCTTACACTTGTTAGGCCTTGCATACTTAGTGCCATCCTTCTTGATGCGATACGTCTTACCTGTACCCTCGCAAGTCTCACACGTATAGGCTTGTGTCTTGAAGATACGATCCGTGTTAGCTGCTACGGTAGACTTGTACTCATCCTTGTTGTTGACGTGATCGAATAACTCTACCCATTCCTTCTTAGTCTTAGGCTTCTTACTATAGATCACGTTGGACATCTGCTCGGATGAGTTGATATTGATAGGCGTGTCACCCATAAGCTTACGCACGTGCATGTTAAGGCGTGTCTCTAGCTGTGCCTTCTCATCCTCAAACTCTTTACGTACCTCATCCAGTGCAGCACGATCTACCTTGAACCCACGCTGGTACATCTTGCATAGTGTAACTGCAACCTTCATGCTTATGTCCCGCACCCTTATCATAGACTGGCTCTCAGGCTTAGAGTAGTCTTCCTCTTGAGCAAGGAACAACTCACGTGTGACATTTAAGTCACACCTTAGGTAGTCTCTTAGTTCAGCGAGGGGTATCTCATCTGTGTTGTATCCTTTCTTATAGTACTCCTTTAGTACGTCAGTCTTACGGGACGGTAGGTCACGCACCTCAGCACAATACCCTAAGCCTATACCACGCTTTGTACCACGCAGCAGTAGGTACTCACCTATCATAGTGTCATACACCTCACCGTCATAGGTAAAGCCTGACTCCCATAGCCAAGGTAAGTCATGCCGTGCATTGTGTACAATCAAAAGAGAAGTCTCATCCAGTACAGCCTGTAGTACAAACGCAGCACCACCACCTGTGTCCTTGCTCTCCTTGTGATCGAAGGTAAGTATATGCTCTTCGTCAATCTTGTCTACATTGAGAGTACCCACTTGCACTAAGAAGTTACCTGGCTCCCAAGGGTCAAGCAAGGTCTTACCCTCTCGCTTAGTAGTGTTGTTCTCTACGTCTAATACTGTTCTCATCATCTCTCCTTAAGCTGTGTACTGTGCTATGTCGCCATCCAGTTCACAAGTAATACGTCCATGCCAACCGCCATCGAGTTTGTTCTTAGCGATAGTCAGGTAGCGTGTCAAGTCTTCTTCTTCGTCAACGCCCTCAACCTGTCTGTTCTTAGAGATAAGCACCATCAAGTCTGCCTCAGCTGCCTTGCCTGTCTTACTACCTTCCATCATAGACATGTTAGGTTGCACTACACCCTCGGCATCAGCACTAAGTTGTGACATCCAGATCACAGCACAGTTGTAGATCTTAGCGATGTTACGTGCATGGATAGCTGCATCCTTTAGGTACACATCCGACTTGTCAGAGGTACGGCTAGCGAACTTGTCACCCATGTCTAGCACTACGATGTCTGGCTTGTAGCTCTTAACTACAGCCTCAACCCAGGCCATGTCCTTGCCTGTACTATCCTTGAGTTGGATCTGTTGCTTGACCTTAGTGTAACGTGACAGGGCCAGTGCTTTGTTCTCAGTGATCTGCTTGATGTTCATACCTGAGGAGGCTTGAACGTACCGTGCAGCTACACGCACTGCCTTCTCCTCGTTTGTGAGGATCAAACACCTAGCACCCTGATGAGCGAACCCATTAGGTGCAGCAATGAGTGACGCATGGAAGGTAGTCTTACCTGTGTTAGGACGTGCGCCTACCATAACTAAGTGACCACCACTGATACCCTCGACACGATCACGTAAGCTAGGGATGTTCATCTTCCATTGTGTCTCAATCTGGATACCCTCAAGGATAGTGTCCAACTCAATGTCCTCGAACTGGATGTTGAGGTTAGGTGTGAAGTCATCCTTGTAGTCCTCGACTAGCTTGCGTAGCTTCTCTAGGTTGTTCTCCTCTCCGTTAACATAGTTAAACCCTAGGTTAGTTACTAACTCACCCACGTATTGCTGGAACAGGCGAGACAATACTTCAGTAGCAATATCCTCGTGCATAGGAGACTCACTCTCAATGCGCTTGAACAGGTGAGAGTATGCCTCCTTGTTAGCCGTAGTCATAGTACGGTTAGCTGTAAAGAACAGTGCCTCTAGTTCAGAGGGTGTGATGCTCTTTTCATATAGCGACATAGCCTGATCCAGAGCCTGCTTGATCTTACGCATGTCCTTAGTGAACAGCGCATCAGGACAACGCATACCCTTGTGGTTGTCGTAGAACTCTTTGTTCATTAGGTTGCGTAGTAATGCTGTCTCTGTCATGTTATTCGTCCTCTCTTGATCCGTAACGAAGGAACTCGTATACAGAAACGATAGCTGCCACGGGCCAACCAAGTGAGAACCATATGTGTGAGTTGGGTTTCTCAGGATCAGTCGGGTCTGTTACATTAAGCAATAGGATAGCAGCCAACGCATACATAGTAGCTGCCCCATATAGATATTCTATCATCGTGTGTCCTTTATGGGTTCTAATCTCCACATGCCTTCTGTCTGATCTAGTGAAGTGATTAAGTCTAGTAGCTGTTGATAAGATATTACGATAAGCTGGTAACTTTTATAGGACTCATCGTACTGCCTGAGGTAAACCGTACCCTCATCAGCAAGCACCACCTCCAAGTCCTCAAACTCATCATGCTCGTCCATACTAGTAACGATAGCAATGTCATGCTCAAACTCAACGCTGTACATCTGACGGCTCCGCTACAAGTATGTTGACGTGTGCTACGTTACCCTCAACACGAGTGATAACATACTCAAGCCCTGCCTTGGTGAGTAACAAACGTAGTTGACCTACAGGTATCATGCCGTGTCCTTTCCATCCATATGTATCAGACGATCTAAGTACCACTGTGACTTGAGTAGATCCTCTTGCTTGTTCTTGTAACGCCAGCGGTGTAGATACTTAGCTATGTTACCCCGTAGGTAGCCAATGTATTCCTCTTTAGTTAGGAAGTCTTCGATGTAATCAATACATTCAATCTTTCCTTTGCCGTAGTGCGCTGGGCTGTTCACGTTATCAGCTGTATGTTCAGCTACTACGCTACCCTTAAAGTCTTCATGCTCTTTCATCAAGCGTCTCCATTCACTGTTTATCATTACTCTTCCTCCAGACAGAACCCACACCACGTGTCCTTACTTGAATTACCACAACTAACACACTTGCGCCACTTATTCTTTTCGTCACGATCTTTAGATGCCTTGCGTTCCTCTGGTGTCATAGGTCTGATGTCACTAAAGTCTGCCTCCATAGGCCACTCATTGTCTGTCACGTAGTACCTCCTCATACTTGAAGAACAACTGCTCAAACTTCCATTGGTATAGCTGTTGC